GTTAAGTCTTATACGGGTGGTGATTGGTATATCAATACTTCACCACTTAGAGACGACCACGAGAACTCAGAATATTACAAGACTAAGAGGCTAGAGAAACATAATTTTGATCCGAAAGACAACATAGTTACCAAAAGAAAAGAATCTTATGCAGTTGACAAAAAGACTGGCATACCAAATATACTGATTGACGATAGACCTAAGAACCTAGAGAGATGGGTTGCCAGAGGCGGTGTCGGTATCAGATATCAGGCAAATGAAGATAGTTTAGATTTAATCAAGAAAGGATTAGAAAAAGCATATGGAACCATAGCAAATGTAAAAGGCGAAAACACCGAGAGTATGGTCACCCACGGTGACAGGAAATCTATGCCTTCGGAGAATGACCGTGGGTAGTGTATTGAAAACTACATACTTGGTAAACCATATGGCCGACAAGTCAGTTTTAGATACACTAAATGAACAACAAAGGAGTAATAAGTGAACGATATAATAGAAATAATAGAAGATTTAAAAGAGATTAGGCGGGCAGTTAAGAATAACGAGTCTGTCTATATCTCTATTGATAAGAAGATTGAAAAGTACCAAAAGATACTAGATCAATTTGAAAATGCCAATGGTGAACTGCCAATTAATGATGATGACCTTGAAGAAGAATCACCAGACTTAACTTGGGCAGGAACCTCTGGTTATAGTGTATAAATTAACGCTTGACAAATATAACAAATAATGATATGCTAAAGAAAATTAAAGGAGAGAAATAATTATATGGGTATATATTCAATAAAAGAAAATCTATATGCTGAATTTGCACAGCAGAAAACCAAACCAAAGAAAGTTAAATGGTTACAAGAGTTGTTAGAATTTAGAAAGAATAATCCTCAAGAATTTAGAGGCAACAAACTATCAGTCAAGAATATAGAAAACTTGATCGAGGCTTGGTCTCAAAAGAACCCTCAAAAGTTTATGAAAGATAAATTAGGCATCACGGCCAGAGAAGAAAGAGAACGCTTGGCTGAACTGGCAAAAAGAGACCCGAAGGAAGATGAGTAGTATTATTACATCAGTTTTACTTGCTGCAATCTTTATTGCTTTTATTGTATGGTATTCGCCATACGGTAGTCAACACGAACCCATAGATTGGATACTATGGATATATCAGAATTTAAGATGGGATCTATAATATACACATATCAAAGATCAAAGAGAAAACCTATTCCTCTTACTGAAGAGCGAATTCAAACTCTTAGAGATCACGAAAAGTTTTTGAAAAGGCACCGTGTGGGTGAATCACGGATCGTTAGTGAAGAGGTTATCACACCTGACTGTCGATCAGGAGACCACGGGTTCGAATCCCGTACGGTCCGCCATTCACCTAAGAAACCTATGGGTAAAGTTGCCGGCACAAAACCTGCAGTTAATTGGCGTCTAGAAGAAAGTAAAAATTTTACAGTTGCACCTGCATATAATAAAGGTGCCTATCAAGTTATTACTAAATCAAATGTGAAGGATATAGGAAGATGAACCTAAATAGATTTTATTTTACTATGACACTTATATTGGTTACTATATTGTTAACCAATTATGCTAGTGCCGTTCAACAATTAGATAATGAAGGCCCTATATATGGCGAATGTAAATATTATACTGAAACAGTCATTGAAAATGGTGTAGAGGTTTCAAAGAAAGAAACTAGAGTCTGTGATGAAACTAAAAAGATTGGTGAAAATCCAGATGATGTAGAGACTTGGACTATGGAAGATGAACAAAAAATGCAAATGTTCGAGACTGGTTTAATACTATTCTTTTTATTTGCATTAGAAAATATGTAATTTAACAGGAGGGAAACAAATGGTTAAATTTATAACAGGATTTATTTTGGGTGCAATATTATTGTATTTTTATCCCGAAATAGGTGATGAATCAATCAATATCATTAAGGAGGTATTAAATGGATTCTAAATCAAAACTCGTAATAGGTGCTACAGCATTGTCATTATTCTTGGCTGCTTGTGGTAGTACTCATTCGATTAAACAAGAGGCATCTTTTAACTCAGAGGGATCAGTTAAACAAGTATTAACTGAAGTGCCACAATGGTATCTTGACCACGATGTTAAAAAAGGTCTCATAACTAATAGGGATGCTGATCAGTTTATTTACGGTGTCGGTACCGCTGTTAGTCCTGACTTACAATTAGCAATAGAAAAAGCTATGTTAGTTGCTAAGGCAGATTTGGCCGATCAAATGAAAGGTCAAATGAATAAAAAGGCAGAAATGTATATTACTGAACTCGGTGCAGAAGGTAATAAACAAGTTGCCACTAGAGTAGAAAGTACCATTGTAAACTTAATTAAAGATACAAAGGTAGTTGGGTATGAACAATTTGAAAAAGATGTGTTTATAACTGCTGATCAAAACTATCGTATCTATGTAGGTCTTAGATGGTCACATACGGACTCAAATAGACTCTTTGCTTATATTCAAGATGAAATAAATAGAGAGATAGAAATGGCTGCAGATGTTGACGAACTTGCTCAATCAGCAGTTAATGATGTCTTAGATATGTCTGCTCCAGTAACCGGTGTTGAGGTAAACTAATGTCTATCAAAGTTTACACTCAACCTGTATGCTCGTATTGTAATGCAGCCAAGAAACTTTTAGAGTCTCTTGGCTTAGAGTATGAAACAGTACAAGTAGAAAAGATCGGCATTGAGGAGTTTCATAAACAGATAGGTAAACCTGTTAGAACTGTTCCTCAAATAATGATTGATGATAAACTTATCGGAGGTTTCAATGAACTTAAAGAACATTTTGTCAATGAAGGCAAGATAAACTTTAAGGGAGAACTCGTATGATTTTTCCATTCAAAGAAACTAACTTCCCTACTATACCATTCAATATAGATATAAGAAAAAAATATAAGTTTATAACAGACAAACATTTTGAACCTATAACTATAAGAGCACATAGTACTGATGGTGCTATACATACTTTCTTAAAAATAGGGTTCGTAGTAGATGACATCCTCGCTATAGAATGTTATAAATAGCAGTATGCTATCTTATAATAAATTCTTGACCGAGGGCGTCTATGATCCTCACATATTCAAGGCCTTCTTTCTTGCAGGTGGGCCTGGTTCAGGTAAGTCTTATGTACAAAGAAGATTATTTGCAGGTACAGGTATGAAAGTTGTTAATAGTGATAACTTTCTAACTAATTCACTAAAGAAGGCAGGACAAAGTTTAGATTTAAGAAGTATTGAGGGTGGTATTCTTGACGCTATGAGAGGTCGGGCAAAAAGACAAACAGGCAATCAAATGGATTTACATATTCAAAACAGACTAGGCATAGTTGTAGATGGTACAGGAAGAGATTACGATAGACTTGCAGATGACTTTAGGCATTCGTATCGTGTAGGTTACGATAACTTTATGATATTTGTTAATACTAGTTTAGATGTTGCACTTATAAGAAATGAAAAGAGAGCAAGAAAAGTAGCAGAACCAGTTGTTATAAAAAACTGGAAAGGTGTTCAGGCAAATATAGGTAAGTTTCAAAGATTATTTGGTCCAGGTAATTTTGTTGTGGTAGATAATAATAGAGATAATGATAATGAAACAAATACGGCTGTATTTAAAGAAGTTAGGAGATTAATGAGAAGAAGTCCATCAACTTGGCAAGCAAAAGCTTGGATAAGAAAAGAACTAGAAAAGAAAAGAAGGTAATAATGGGTAAAGTAATACAGTTTCCTAAAACACAATATTTAAAAAATATTAATAAAAGACCTAAACTTAGTGAAGAAGAAATAAGTAAGGTTAAATTAATGAATGATAAGAGAGTCGCTGACCAATTATCAGAAAGTTTAGCAATAGATATTCTTACCGTATTACAAGAGTCAATTAGTGATATGCAGAAAACAGAATTTATTGCTGACTTGGCAATTCTAATAGAGATTATTAAATCTACATTATATAGAGAGCACGATTTAAAACACCCTATGCAAGAGATTATTGCAAAAATAGCTACAGTAAAAGTATTGCCAAATGGCGAGAAGGTTACTGAATTAAATTATAGACCAATTCTAAATAAAGAAGAGGAAATTGATATAGAATTTATTCCAGATACGGAATAATTCTTATAAATAATACTATTGATAACTTAAAACTTAATCAAAGATTAATCTGTTAAGGAGAATAAATATGCAAAGAACAGACGACATACTAGGTGTCAACCGATTACCTAACGAAACTACTAAAAAATTAATGGCAAAGAAACTTGAGACTGATACAGGTGCAGTTACCTTAATGAGCGAAATATGCTTAAAGGTAAACAATGCCAAAGACAAATCAAAGAAACTTAGAGTATTAAGAGAAAATGATAGTCAGGCTTTAAGACAAATATTAAAAGGTGCTTTTGATCCAAAGATCAAATGGTCATTACCACTTGAGGGTGGACCAATACCTTACAAACCAAATGATGCACCAATTGGCACAGAACATACTATTCTTTTACAAGAAGCAAGAACTCTGTTTAGATTTATTGATGGTGGTGATACAACTATCACTCAAAATAAAAGAGAAACAATGTTCATACAATTATTAGAGAGTTTATGTGCTGAAGAGGCTGAGTTTTTAATAAATGTTGTATCTAAGAAATTAAATAAAGTCTATAAGGGATTGACTGCCAATCTAATAAAAGACGCATTCCATTGGGATGATAATTTTATGCAGAAACAACCGTCTTATCCAGTATAAATTTCGCAGTTTTTCAACAAGGAATAATGCTTGATGTGCCAATCTTTCTGTGATATAATAAATATATTAAGAGAATCATAGAAAGGTGGGTACAGATGGCAAGATATAAGAAACTGGCAACAGTCTTGAAAGGGGTTGATTATAAGAAACCTTATAAACCAACTAAGAAAAATGCTGTTATGATGTTTAATATATTGAACTTTGCTATATTCAATGGCAAATTAGAAATGCCTAAAATTAGAGTAAGACAACTAAGAGGTGCTCTTGGCGAATATTGTTATGATACCAAAGATCCTGATTTTACTGAGATATCTATTTCCCCTACATTTCAAAATATGAAACATTTTATAAATGTTCTAGGCCACGAAATGGTACACCACTATCAATACACGATTCAGGGAGATACAGGCAACCACAATAAAAAGTTTTACAGATGGAGAAACAAGTTTGAAAAAATGGGACTCGAATTAAGTCGAGTCGCATAATTATATTATGGATAAACTGAACAGAGCGGAGAGGAAACTTATCCGCAATATATTAGATAATAGAAGAGCTTTATATAAAACACCTAGAAGAAAGATAGGTGGCAATAATAAAGATTGTAAAGAATATGAAGCTGCCTTAAGCCTTTTTATGAAAGGCATTATAAGAATTTCCCGAAAAGTTGATGTTGAGAATGAAGGACCTTTAAACGAGGCCAACGAATCTTGGTATGAATGTAAACCGTGGAAAACAAAAAGAGAACTAAGGAGAATACTATGAAAGAAGAATACGATTTAATAATGAATCCTAAAAAGAACGCCTTAAAAAATTTACCTTTTCAGGTTAAGTTTATGTCTATGCAAGTATTGGCATGGATGTGGTCTGCTGTTTTTGGGATTTATATCGTAGAAAGCATCTATGCATTTGGCATATCTGCTTTTGCTCACGCTGCCCTTATCACTATGACTGTGCTTACAGCAATTTATTTTAAACAAACTAGAAAGATTACTGGCATTCATACAAGAGGCAAAGGTGGCGAACACGAATGAGTAAACGAAAACTAAATAGGCACGGAGAGGATCCTATGGGTAAAAAAGACTTAATGGGCGAGGATATGTTTTGTCTATTAATTGCTTTAGTTTTTGTTGCTCTAGTAATAACATTCGGAGGTTAATATGAGACAAAATATATCTAGTGCTGTAATTGCTGTTATTATAACATTTATTACATTTTTCTTTTTAGAATGGTCCTACAATGATACAGATGAGTTAAAAAATTCTGAAAAGGAATTTATCTGTACAAAAATAGATTGTGGCGATGAGAATATAGAGGTGCCTAAAGTAGATCAAGAATTCATAGATGATATACGAGGTGCTCTAGAGGAAGAACCAGATATAACTTCTGGATCAAATAAAGAATTTGTTATGTCATTGAACAGTTGTATAGACTATATTTATGAATCTGTATCTGAAGATTATCAATTACCCAAAGAGATGATTGTTGCACAGGCAATACTAGAATCTGGTTGGGGCAAGTCTAGATTTGCAGATGAGGCAAATAATTTATTCGGTATAAGAACTTTTGATAAGTCAGATAAATGGATGTTACCTGAAACAAAAAAGACCTGGACTGGTTGGGGTGTAAAAGTTTACTCTAGTAAATGTGCTAGTGTAAGAGATTATGTCCGTATTATAAATGAAGTCTGGGCATATGAAGAACTTAGAGCAGCAAGGGCAAATAATCCTAATATATCTGCCGAAGAACTATCTATGCATTTAACACGCTTTTCCACCAACCCTAAATATACCAAGTTAGTAATTAATATTATAAGGACAAAACTTGGACAATATGATTTATCGTGAACTAGGATATGAAATATATTATTCAGATGAGCCGTTTGAGGGTAAGGTAGATATAGAATACCTTAACGATAGAGGTGGTAAGTTTGCTGATTATATATGGCACATTAAAAGACATCCTTCAGAGACTAGATACTTAGATAAACAATTATTAAATCACCCTAATATGCAAGAGGTGAGAAAATATATTGAGAAACATATAACAGAATTTTGTAAACCTACAGGATTAAGTTTACTAAGTTCCTGGTTAAATATACAGTTTGAAGGTACTGCTGTAGGTAAACATAACCACCCGTATGACTCATCTAATAGATTTGAGATGGCACCAGAGTATCTTATAAGAGAACCTAGAAGAACTATATCAGGTGTTTTATGGTTAAAAGGTGAATATACACCTTTACTG